GTGTACTTTATACCACGTACTGTATATTTTTTTTATTAATTAAAATTTGTATCTAACTCATCACCCTCTAATAAATCACAAGCCATTACGTAACCTCTATTTTTAGTGTATATCCTATGGTCTGGTGTACAAACGATTTTAACGTTTGTTTCTTCGTCAATAATTTCAAGTACTTCAGCATTCTCTTTAGTTTTTATAGCACCTAATATTGGTTGAAAAGTATTATCTTGACTTAAAACTAAAATATTTTTATGTTTTTCATAAAGTTTAACCACTTCTGCCATAGTTATTTTTTGAATACCACCATTTTCATTAATAATTGTTATAATTGACTCACCAGCTAAACAACATAAATTACTCTGCTTTATAACACCGATGTTATCTTGCATATTCCTTTTATTTGCGTTATCCTTAAACATGGTATATGGTTTACCACTCTCAACCTGTGACTTGATTACAGCGTCAAATATTTTCTTAGGTGCTATCGGTGTTCCGATACCTAGCTCAACAGCCTTATTATACTCAGCGACAAACTCTTCACCATATAAATCATATAAGTTTTTTAAACCAGCTTTTTTAATCTCATTCGGACAGAATAAGTACCAGTCCTCACTTGACTGTAATTTTTCCATAAACAGGTCGTTAATAACAACCGCAGTAAATAAATCACGACTTCTAAGCTGTTCGTCACCAACAGGTAAAGTTAACTCTAAGAAATCAATAATATCTTTGTGCCACACGGATAAATATAATGCGCAGCTCCCAGAGCGAGAGCCTTGTTTATAGAAACGCATCTTAGATTGAACCATGTCGGCTAACCTTACAACACCACCAGCTTTACCATTAAAAGAACTAACATAACTATCCTTACTTCTTATTGGGTCAATTAATAACCCAATACCTGAACCTTCTTTTGAGGCGTATGATATTTTCGTTAATGTTTTTTCAATACCCTCAATAGTGTCAGATTCAAGATGAGTTAAATTGCAACTAATCATACCACCACGCTTAGCTATACCAGCATTAGTATATGTTGGGGTTGCAAAATTAACTCTTTTACTTGTTAATTCACCCAAAAGTCTACGCTTTTCCGTTGGGCTGTCACTTAAGAATTCGGCAAGCCTTTTGTACATACATGACGGTAATTCAACAGGGCTGTTATCACTGTTTTTCATTGAATATTTACTCAAGAACGTTGTCGCACCGAAAAAATCATATGTTCGGTCAACGTCTTGTAGTTCCTTACCAATCAACTTTGACTGTCGACTTAATAATATCCGACCACCTAATAATGAGTAGTCTGGGTGTTGAATAATCTTATCAGCCGATTTAAACGCTATGATTTCATCAACCTCGGTGGTTGTCATGTTGTCTGAGATAAATGGTATAACCTCTTGAAATAGTGCAGTTGAGTTTACCTCTAACCCTTTAGCTTGTGTTTTAATTCTAGTTAAGACTTTATTTGGTGCAAAACTCTGTTTGGTTCCGTCTCTCTTTACAATCTTCATATTTAATATTTTTATAATTAAAAATCATCATCAAATACACCTTCTGTAGTTGACGGTATATCAACTCTAGTGTATTCACCATCCCGTTTTTCAAAGAAATTATTTTTCGCTGAAAGACCAATTCTGGCCATGTACTCCAGTGGGTTGTTAACCTTGAATTCTCTTTCACAACCAAAGTCGCTCAGAACGATATCAGTAACGTACTGAATATATTTCACCATATCAACCTTTGTTAAACCCTGAAGTCCATCTGGCATACTTTCATCAACGAACAACTTTTCAGCCTCATAACAACTAATAATGATATTTCTAAGTTCGGGTTTAGAAAGCTTATATTCATCTATCAAATACGACTTATACAGATTTAGTGCAAACTCATAATGTGTTGTCTCATCCCTCAAAATTAACTCATTCATACTTCCAAGACCTGGCATTTTATTGCGACTTCTGAACCAGAATACACCAGAAAAAACACTAGCAAATGAAATGCCTTCAACACAGGCAAATGCAACCAATCTATGAACAAACGATGGATGGTTAATCCAATTCTCGGCCCATACAACCTTTTTATTAACCGCTGGATTTGTTTCCATTGAATTAAACAACTCGTCTCGTTCTACTAGGTCTTTAATATATGTCTCAATCAATAACGAATAGCCGTTTGCGTGAACTTGTTCAATAAATGTTTGGTGACCATAAAAATATTGGGCCTCCAAAACATCAACCTCATTTAAAAAATTAGTAGCAAGATTATCTATAACTAACCCATCTGATATAGCAAAGAAAGCCAATATATTTTTAAGATAAATCTTTTCGTTATCTTTAAGCTCATCAAATCTATCTTTACTAAGGTCGATTTCTTCAACCACCCAAGTTTGTGCTTCAGCGTTCTTGTAAAACTCCCAAAGGTCATTGTGTGTTATTGGGAAGATTGAATACCGTTTACTTACGTCTTTATTTTTTAAGTACATTTATGTTAATTTTAAATTTAAGTTACTATATTATTACTGTTGGGTCGTTTTTAGTGTTACTAGCTTTAACTCTATTAAGTACACTATTTATCATTTGTTGGTTCGAACCATTAATACCCGTTTTAGCTTGGAAGTCTGTAATACCAGCTTGTTCACTACCAATATCAATCTGAATTCTTGCGTTATCAAACACACAGTTTTCGAAAACTAGACCATCTCTACCAAATCTTGATTTAAGAATTGCAATGTTGGCATGTCCGCTATCTTTTTGTGCTAAACTTTTAGCTATACTCATAATAAAGTGTCCAATTTGACCTTTCTTAATCGAACCACCAATCTGGTCAGCTTCAACGACTTCTGATTTAATCGAACTTCGATTACCTTGAACAAAGGTCCATCCAGCAATATTAAAGTCAGAAAGCATGGTTTCAAACTCCCTCATCACGTTACCTTCACCTGCGTATACATCGTCAAACTTTTTAGATGGTTGAACGCAATCAATGTAATCTAATAGTATTATATCTGGTCTGAACCCTTCGGAAATTTTCTTTTCAATATATTTCCTGATTGTCTTCATAGTTGTACCATCGCTAGGGAATCTCTTTAATTTAAGACCACCCTTTGCGTTATCCTCCATCTCTTTTACCTTATCGATAACCTCATCCTTATAAGCACCAAGATTATTTAATTCAATATTTGTCCAACAAGCATAATGCTTACGTTTAATAACTTTTGGTTGGTCCTCAAAGAATACTTGAAGAACATTATAACCATGATTAAACGCACTATTAGCCATTTTAGTCGCTAAAGTGGTTTTACCGACACCAAAAGGGGCAACAACGACACCTAATTCAGTTTTTGATAACCCACCATTCATAACCTCATCCAACTTAGCAATACCAGTTAGTATCGGGTTTCGATAATCATCAGCTAATACCTCGTTTATACCCTCAAATAACGTGGTATCATCCTCTTTAGTATAACCGACATCAAGTGCGGTTTTTATGAATTCACTAGCAGAATCAAAGTTTTCAGCCTTGCCCATATCAATTAACTTTTGTATTTTTTTTACAGCCTTACTTAATTCTTGTTGTTTACAGAATTTTACAGCCTCTTCTTGGATTAGTTTCGGTGTCTTTACCGTTAAACCTCTAATCGTATTTAAATGTTCTAGAGTGAAGTCTCTAACTATACTACCTTCAATCTGCTTAAGCTTAATTTCTAGTGTAGGGTAGTCGGGTATTGAACCGTAATTATCTTTTATATTTTTAATCTCAATTACTATAGTTTTTAAGTCAACGGTTTCAAAATAATTGTGGTCTATAGCGTCAATAACACTCTCACCAAACTTAGCATCAACTATTATTTGATTTATCAAATTATACTGATAATCTACACCTAAATAACCAAAATTATTCTTTTCATTTTTACCCATATTAAAACATTAATTTTTACGTTTATAAATACCTATAATACACACCATTATTAACTTAAATTCCAGATTTTTTACGAGTTACTGGTGCGCTCCCTAATTATACCTATAATTTCAGGTATAATGTCCCTTATATTAATCTCATACCGTACTTTAGGTGGGAAAAAATTACCACTGAATTGTGTTTCACCGATTAAACGTTCTTCATTAGTTATGAAATCAAAAAAGGTTATTTTGAACCCGATAAGGTCCTCATTTTCAAAGATATTACGCTTGTCAATCATATCTTCAGTTTGTTTGAAGTATGGGTTATTAGTTTTCCATAGGAAATCTACACTTTTATCTTTCAGATAGGTCGGTATAATTCCCATACCACCAAAATAGTCATTATTCATCCCAGTGAGTTCGTCCATCATTGGTTTAACATCTTTGATATTATCAAACTTAACATCTCTAACTGAGAAGTACCTTTTACAAAGAATATTACCGTTAATTGTTAGGTTAAATTCGAAGTTCTGGTGTCGTTTTCTTTCGTAATTATGTTTTATTGTTTCGTTAGTTGTTATCATTTTATTTAATTTTAAATTTTGTTATAGTCTCTATCTATTAGTTTTTTAAATGGTAGAAAGTAGTCTGACATGTAATATGACCTAATTATATCATCTAAACTGTCCCTTTTAACCATCCTATACACATCCTTAATACTTCTGTCATCACTTAAGGGTGTGTCAATAACATCATAGAAATGTATTATAGATTTTTCGGTCATCTTTGGTTTTTTTAAGTTGACCAATTCATCGTTAATTTCGTATATCTTTGAACCTTGGATTCC